AAGGTACTATCCTCAGATGATAGAAAATAGTTACCATACTTTGCAGCAATGATTTCTGATGAAACACTAGTTAGGTTTTGAGTATTAGTTGCATCATTTGGTTTTCTTACTCTAAATGGTACGTTGTAATCTCTTTCGATTCTGTTACCATTAACAAATGCTGTACCACTAGAAATCTCCATTGAAAGGAAATTTGTTGACGCACTATCTTCATTAACTGTAAGATCAAACATCCCACCTTGCTTGTTCTCAATAAAGTCACCAGTAATACTTTCAGTTCTTGCAGAAACGATTTCGTTTATTCTACCAAGAGTTTTATCAGGAGTTTTAAGAACTGATACGGTTCCGTTTACAATTTTAAATACTTCGTAGAAAATATCATCAATATCTGTATCGGTTTTCTTTACTAGTTCAAGAGTAATCTTTAAGCGATCTGCACCAGGTGAAGTGAGGTTTGGAGTTGCACCTGAGTTATCATAAAGAGCAACATTATCACTTGCAGTAATGATTTGTTCTGTTACCTTAAATCCAACAATACCACTATAGGTATTACTTGTCGCATCTAAAACAAGTGTCTGTGCTTCAGTTGTTATTAAGTGACCTGCTGCATATGTGTCAAATGATGGGGTTTCAATCAAAGAAGACTTACCAACCGCATCGTTTGCATTCAAGATAGTTGCAGATCCTAAAGTCGTTGTGATACTTGTATTTTTAGTAAAGGTATATGGATCAGCAGGGTTTGTTGCAATTGCACTAGATGTTCCATCAGCTTTTGTCAACCTAACAATCAGAGTGCCTGGGGGAGTTTCTGTTGCTGTATTGTCAGGTAAGACTGCCTTGACTTGTGCAAAGATAATATTATTATAGTTAATCTCTGTTCCTTTTAGTGCAGTATAACCAGAAGGAAGTGCGGCAACTTTTATGTAAGTATATGACGTTGCATTTGTACCAGATGCTAGTGTACCTGAGTTATTAAAGATAGACCCTTCACTGACAACAAACTTAGCAAGTCTTTCAACTTCTTTTTGAATAATAGTTTGCATCTGCGTAAGTTCACGCGCTTGCAATGCTCTACCATTGTTAAAAAGGACACGATGAAAATGATCACTATCTCTATAGTCATCATTATACTGACTTAAAAATGTTGTACTTGATACGTTAGTCGCCATTGTATATCCTTAAAGTTTTATAACTAGTTTAATATCGTCTGTGCTTGCTGTGGTACGGGGCTGTGCCGCATCATTACTTACAAAGAAAACATCACCAGAAAATCTATCAACGTCTGGTTCTATGTTATGTAGCTCTACTGTTCTACTATAGGTTCCGACTGAAACGTTTTCACCTACTCTGAATGGAGTAAAGCCTGTGTACTCATCTTGGTGATACCAAACTGTCGAATCTTCAATGAAGTCAATCCATGCATCTGCATTACTATCACCAGACAGACGAATGTTGTCACTAAAATCATATGAACTTGGAATAGGTTCTGTTACTGTAAGTTTTCTTAGTGCAGTACCTGATGTACCTGTGAACTTAGTTCCTGCACTATCAGTTGGGTTGCGCCACAATGCAACTTGTCTATAGTCTTGTCCACCAACAACCCAAGTTCCGTCAACGCTTCCTTCTGGTTTGATGTGGAACATGATTGAGGTAGCACGTAAATCTTCTCTTGCGTCTGCGCCAAGACCATCTTTGTGCGCAAAAATAGGAACGATATCTGCACTGTCATTACCTGTCGCAGTAGACACTCTTACATTTGCATAGTCATAACCTGAACCCATAGCTGTAGCTAGTGGAGTATATCCTGATACACCAACATTAGCACTATCACCGACTTCAACAGCTTTGATAACACCACTACCGTCAACTACTACTCTTGCAGTAGCACCAGTACCATTACCAACGATAGTTAGAGTGTCACTTGAGTCATAGTTAAGACCGCCGTTTATAACTCTGTAACCAATAATCTGACCAGGAACTGCTGCATTTTGAATAGTATACTGACCAAAGTATGGATCAGTTGGAAGTGCTGAATCAACATACTTAACGGGCATAAAGTTAGATGTAACAAAGAAGTTTGTATCTGCTGTAGAAATAGTGTACATATATTTCCAAATGTAACCATCAGTTTCAATAGGAAGTGTTGTATCAGTATGGTCTGGTTTAACTGTAGAAACCTGAACATTACCTAAAGAGTCTTTACCACTTCTAATACAAACATAAACATTGTTGTCTGCTGTACGCACATAATATGGAGTTGCTGGATGCCCAACAACGTTATCATTATACTGTGCATATTGTGAGTTAGCAGTCCAATCATTAACAGGTATAACAAAAGAAAAGGCTTCAATGGCTTTTACAGACTGAACATTATATCTAAACTCTCTTTCTTCACGTTCATCTGGTAACGGTGAAGTTGCTGCATCTAAAGCACCAGTAGGATCCCATGTCTGAGATTTACCAACAGCGATATAATAGTTGTTATCTGAGTCACCTATTTTTGTACCAGTTGCTTCATCAAACAACTGTGTTAAAAATAATCTTTTAATCTTATCTGAAATTATAGCTGCCATTTTGTTTTCCTATGATATTGACGCTGTACCGCCAACTTTATACCAGTTAGAGCCATCAAAAATTAATGTAGCCGTTTGGTTAGCCGTGAAGTCAACTGTTGTGCCTTGTAAAAAGTTAGAAGGAGTTATTGTTTGTGTGCCTGAGTTTGTATCTCTGATTACGTGTAGAATAGTACCAGTAGTAACTGCATCATTAAGTGTAACTGTAGATCCAGTAGCACCAGCTAGTTTTACAATACTTCCTGTGATATCTGTACCCCCACTACCGATAGTAGCACCAGGAGCGACTGATTGTACGTCTGATGCATATTTACTAAGCTTAACTGCTTTATTACCTTTGGCATCAATATCTATACCAACATTTGTACTACCGCCAACTGCTGAGATTGTCACATCAGAGGATGCAGAGTTTTGTACTCGTATTCTATTGTAAGTGCTGCCATAGCTTGTTGCTGTTATAGAGATAACAGGGTTGCCAGAAGAGTCTGCAATATAATCTTCTACACTAGGTCTTTGGACACTTGGTGTTGTTAGTGTTTTATTTGTAAGTGTTGCAGTAGCTGCATTTAAAACGAGTGTGTCACTGTCTGACAATCCAGGAACATTAATGTTATGATTGCCTGTAAGAGCACCTGTAACTATTGTATAACTGTGACTAGAATCGTTATCAAGTAGCTTAACGCCAGAGAATGTGCCAAAATCGATATTGGGTGAAGTAAGGGTTTTGTTTGTAAGAGTTTGTGTTGCAGCATCAACTACAATGTTTCCTGCAGTAGCTGGAAAATCAATACTGATTTCAGAAGCTGGATCTGCTGCACCAATCTTAGTACGGAAACTTGTACCGATAATATCTAAACCACTATCTGTAAGTTGAGTTGAAGTACCACCCAAAGTGTCGCCACCAAGAGTTGTATATAACTCTGAAAAGTTAGCATTTATCTTGGTAGAAGCTTGGCGTAAAGTATCGCCAGTTTTGTCGTTAGCTACTGTACCAGTGTTGATTATTTGTCTAGCCATACCTAATCTCTTTGAGTTTATTTACATTATTTATACGTGTACGAATGGATAATGAGCAGAATCCGCTGAGTTCTCTGAATCAAATAGTGTTTGATATCTGTGCTCATCCATAGTGCTGAATGTAAGAACTGATGTTCCAGAATCTTGGTCCATAGTAATAATACCACCAGTATCTGAATCTGACATTCTGAATGAGTTTGGTGAGAGTGCTTCACGTAGCGTGACACTTGATACACTATCGAATGCTGAAAGAGCAACTGTATCGTAATGAAGATGTGCCTCAGTACGTAGCATACCAACACTGCCATCGCCTCTTTCAATAAGAGTGATATCTGCGCTTGGCATAACAGAAGCAATCTCTGTAGATGCAATCTCTGTTGAGAAGGTTGCGTCAACTGGTATACCAGCACCAGATTCTCTAACACTTTGAATCACATTACCGTTTACAAGTTCTAGAACAAGTTCCCCTGCAATGTGCGCACCCGCTGGATGAACAAAAAGTTTATAAGTTTCTAGCCAAGTACTGATAGGAATATCAGACTTGATAAGAACTGACATCACTTGATATCTTTCATCATCAGTAATATATCTCTGAGATTCTGGACCTAGTTTAGAAGCCTCAGTTTTTATCTGTTGTCCTGATGTGTTAATACTGTCAAGGTCATAATCAATATCAGGTCCTACTTTAAAAATATTATCTTTAGGATAAACAACTTGAGGGTCTGAACCATAGAACCCTCTAAAGAACTGTTCGATAGAATACTTTGTACCCTTTGATCGATACAAAAGATTACTAAACTTTATAGCTTCTCTTTTATTAACAAACCCACCAAAGTATGCTTGACCTAAAAGAAGTTCATCTTCAAGATACTGTAACAGTCCTGCTGAAACTTGAGTCGCATCTCTATTTTTATAAAGCTCATGTATCTGATTGGATGGATTACCTTCTTGTTCCATCCACTCATAATAAGCATCAAATAGTTTTATAAGATTTGGAAAATCTTCTGCAAAGTATTCTGGTAATGCGTTTTCAACTTCTGCATGATGCAGATTAAGCAACCGTCTGTTATTGTCAAGTAAAGTTTTATCTTTATGGTGAGACATTAGTTATTAGCTTCTGTGATTACGGTTGTTGTTACTGAACGATCTGGATCAAACACAATTCTTTCATTTCTTGTAGGATCAATAACACTTTGGTTTGCAGGTACTGCTGATAGTTTGATTTCAGTAGCACCCCTTTGAATAGCAGTTGGATTGAAGAAGTTTATAGTAACTGTCCCTGCCACAGCATTAAAGCTTCCTACGTTGTCTGTCACCACTTGGTTACCAGCGGCTGTTACGATTTGTAGAACATTGCTACTTAGCTTGTTTTTAATGACACAGTTTTGTGTATTAAATGTAAACTCATTTGATGTGATAGTATATGTATCGTCATCAGGTGAAGCAATAGGAACAGGGAAAAGCAACTCTTGACTTGTATTGTTTTTTGCTCTTGCCAAAGTATCAACAATATATGTTGAGGTGTTTGCAGTCAAGTTATTATTGATCATATAGTTTGCTGCAGACAAGAATGCTCTTTCAGTTGTGTATGTAAGAATAGCATTTAGTTGATCGTTTGTAAGTGTCACATTCGCTAAGTTTCTAATGACTGTAACAAGAGCTGGTGCTGAAGGAACAAACCTTTGTTGCATTCTGACATCTGCCCTAGATGAAAGAACCGCAACATTAGATTCATCAATATCAGCTAGCATATTTGAACGTCTAAATGCTTGGTTAAACTTACCAGTGTTTGCTGTGAAGTAGCTTGATATTGCTGTATCGACATTAGATTTAATGGTGTTGATAGTTTCATCTGTAAGTTTAGGATTGAACTGGAAAAAAGTGTCTACTTCCACGAATGTTGTTACAGGATCAACAAACCTTAGATTAAACGACACAATCGATAGTTGCGCTGCCAAGTCTAGTATAGCATTCTTTGTAGCATTCTGTGTCGTAGTTGAAACTGTATCCTCAAAAAGAATAGATGTATATACCGCACCATACTCAGGCTTCAATGCATCCTGTCCACCCAACGATACGATATCATTAATGAGTGTAGAATAGTTTCTTAAGATAAGAGAGGAATAGTCGGCGGCTGTCACCATACGGTTTTGTGTTGCGTATTGGAACGGAGCATTTTGTCTGATAGATTCGATAGACTCTTTATCCTCACCACCAACTGAGTTTACCTTCGTAGTTACTGTTAGATCTTCACTGATCACACCAGATGTAAATGTATTTGCTGGTGTAAATGTTGTTGCGCCATTGGCAACTTCACCTTTTGTTGAAAGATATTGTACTTCAATTCTGTTACCCGCTGATGGGGCAATACCAAAGGTAGTACCGTCACCAAAAGACAGTT